CAACATAAGATTATAGGGAAAGAGAAATATGGCACGTTATAATACAGCACCCCAAACACTAGTTGTTGATGGAGAGCAAGAGTTTACTTACGCATTTACCGGAGGTATTATTAGTTTAACTGGTACAGCTGGTTATACTGTAACACTGGTAAGTCCTGTTTTCTTCCCCGGCAGCAGACAAACATACTACAATGCTACTGATGGAATGGTTACACTAGAAACATCAGCAGGACAAATTACAGGTAACGGTGTTACGCTTGGGACATCAGTAATGATTCCAACTAACTCAACATACCAATTAACATCAGATGGCGCTAACTACGTACTAACAAGTGCGTTAGCTGGTACTACAGTATTTGAATTACCGTTAACTACAAAAGACTTATTAAATGCAGACGGTAAAGTAGAACTTAATCCGTTAGATGAAAATGTAGAAATTAAACCAACAGGATCAGGACTAGTTGATATTAGTCCACAAAGTTCTGTTAGTATTCAACCAGGAGCGCAAGTAACTGTTCGTCCAGTTGGTGACTTAACATTAGCGTCATCTTCGGGAACAATTACACTAGGTGAAGCAGGCAAGCCAACAGCTTTTCCTGGTAACTTAGACTTTACAGCAAACAACCAAACAGTTAATATATCACCAGTAGGAGCAGCATCAGCTGTAACTATTGATCCAGCTGGAGACACTACAATTGGATCAGGTGGAACACTAACAATAAGTTCCGATGTACTAGGTGGATTAGACAATGTTGCAATTGGTTTGATTACACCGGCAGCAGGAAGATTTACAGCGTTTACTAGTACAGGAACAGGTAACTTTACAGCAGGCGCAACGTCAACTAGTACTACATCAGGAAGTATTATTGTTACAGGTGGCGCAGGAATTAGTGGCGCTTTATATGCAGACTCACTCAACGGTGCAATCGGTGGCGGTACAGCAGCAGCAGGTAACTTTACAACTGTAGGTGCAAGCGGCGTAGTAACCGTTACAAACACAACAGCAGCAACTGGTGTTAATAGTGGCGCATTGCAAGTAGATGGCGGCGTTGGTATCAACGGAGCATTGTTTGCAGGTAGTATTCAAAATACACCAATTGGTAGTACAACTAAAAGCTCAGGTGGATTTACAAGTGGTACGTTTACATCAACAGTAGATATACAAGGCACAACTGAAGCAACAAATGCTACAGGCGATACTGGTATTTTAAGAGTAGAAGGCGGTGCAAGTGTTGCTAAACGTATTTACTCCGGCGGTGGCTTTGTAGGAGCAATTGGTAACGTATCAAGAAGCACAGGACAGTTTACAACATTAGATGCTAACTCAACAGTTACACTAAGTCCAGGCGCTAACGTAACAATTAGTCCAAGTGGCTCAGGTACAGTTACACTATCACCAGCAGGTGGCGGATCAATTAACAATATGTCAATTGGTGCATCAACAAGAAGTACAGCTAGATTTACAAGTTGCGATGTTAGTGGTAACTTAGATGTTGCACGTTATATTAGACACACTGGCGATACAAACACATATATTGATTTTGAAGGCGACACGCTTTCGTTCTACACAGGCGGTAGTCGTGAAATGACTATTAACGGTACAGGTGTACGTTTAGGCGACACAGGTAACGGATACTTCCGTCCAGTAAGTGGTAACTACGGTTCAATTGAAATTGACGGCGGCGCACACGGCGGCTGGGAAGGTTACAGCGTTGGTGGACGTTTTGTAATGATGCATGACAATTCAAACACAATGGGTCTTTACAATGACGTGGATAATCACTGGATTTTAGAACACATTCGTAACGGCGAAACAAGACTATATTACGATAGTGGTGAAAAGATGAACACCTTTAGTAGTGGTATAGAAGTTAACGGACAAATAAGAGCTACTAACCAAGTTATTGCTTACTACTCAGATGAACGCTTAAAAGACTTTGACGGCAAAATTGACAGTGCATTAGATAAAGTAATGCAACTAAATGGTTACTACTATACAGGTAACGATAGAGCTAAAGAATTAGGCTTTGAAGGTGATCACAAACAAGTTGGTGTTAGCGCACAGGAAGTAATGAAAGTTATGCCTGAAGTGGTACAAGACGCACCAATAAACAGTAAGTCAGAAGAAAAAGATCTAGACTACAAAACAGTACAATATGAAAGACTTGTTCCTTTATTGATAGAAGCAATTAAAGAATTGAAGCAAGAAATAAATACATTAAAGGGAGATAACTAAGATGGCAACAGAGATTAATAGTGCTGGCATTAAATTTCCAAACAATACTCAAGCTGAAACATTGCAACAGTATAACGAAATTTGGGTATACAGCGGTAGTAAATGGAGTGTTACTAACGGCGGAAGATGCTGTTACTGGACAATTCCAACAGGCATTACATCAGTTAAATTTGAAATAGTATCCGGCGGTGGACCAGGCGGTGCATCTGGCGGCGACTATGATATAGGAGTAGGCGGTAACGGCGGAAACTATGCATCAAAAGTAATGAGAAAATCAGCAAGTTGTTTTAACAACGGTTGCGGATATAGAATTTGTGCAGCTGGATCGTCAAGTTGTAGTTGTTGCTGTCGTTGTGGAGTTAACTGTAGACACGGTTGTAAGTCTTATGTGCAAGGACGTGGATTAAGTAATTTCTGTGCCCAAGGCGGCATGGGCGGATCAACACCATTTGATATTATGAGTGGTTGTTATAATTGTTACATTGGTAACACACAGTGTAACAAAGGACAGTACAACGCAGGTTGGATTAACTGTTATTGTAACGAAGCAACATTCGGCGGTGACATTGAATATAGAGGAACATCAGGTTCTATGAAGAAAAGTGTTAGTTGCTGTCAGCACACATTTACAGTAGCAGGACAAGCAACCGGCCCGTTAGGTGGCGGACACGGCGGCGCTAGTGGTAAAGACTGGTGTACAGGTAACTTAGCATGTTGTTCAGCACACGCTCTATGGCCAGGAGGCGGTGGCGCTGGTCACGGAACAGGTTCACGAAACGCTTGTTGGGGTAGTTTTGGTAACGGCGGCGTAGCAAAAGTAACATACACCTAAGGAGAGAATATTATGACAAGAACACTTACATACCCTATACCAGATGAGTTGTATTTGCCTACTAGAACTTTAGGTAAAACAAGTACTCAAGAATATATAGGACCAGATAGTTTATTTTTATATCTTAACGAAGATGGTAGAATTGTAAACACATTTGCACCAGACGAATTACCACCACCAGAATCAGTGGCTGTAGATGAAACAGTAGTTGAATTTGTACCCGAGTCAGATGAAGATTATATTAAAATTATGATTTTGCATTCGCATTGGACACCAAAAGAATACGAAATTAATGTCGGACCTGAAGATGATCCTAATATTGTTGTTAGTGATCCAACTGATATTATTATGGTATTTGATGAGGCTCAAATAGTAGAAGATTATACAGCTGATTTACAGTTTTTAGTTTACGAAAGATATAAAGTTAGAGATGATGAATGGTTAAGAAGTGTTAGAAATGGTATGCTTCTAGAAAGTGACGGAAGAGTTTCTGAAGATATGCCAGACGATATAAAAAATGCTTGGCTAACATATAGACAAAAACTTCGTGATATTCCAGAAACTTATGCAGATGTACCTAATTGGTTAATTAGATTTCCAATGTCTCCAGATGAACAAGCTGTAGGCGATATAGATTTTAATGATCCAGAAGTAGACGTTATTATGATTGCAGATAGAACCGATGCAGATCAAGCTGCAATTGATCAGTTACCTGATAGCTGTTCTTAATATATCATAACTAAATTTAAAAAGGCTTGGCAACAGGCCTTTTTTTACGATCTGACGTAAGCCAGTTAATGCACTAGCAAAAAAACATCATTATAAATATTATAAATTAGCAAAGAGGATTTATAATTTAATGAAAAAAGCATTTTACATTAATGGCGGCGCAGGTAGGGTATTGGCTGCTATTCCTGCACTAGAATATCATATTAAACATATTGATCCAACAGTAGTAATTATTGTAGAAGGATGGCTAGAAATATGTTTACTAAACAAAGCAATAATGCATAATGTTTATCCACATGATCATTCAAACTTAATAGAAAAATTAAGAGATAGAGAAGTTATAAGTCCTGAGCCTTATAGACTAAATGCGTACTTTAATCAAAAATGCAATCTTTCACAAGCGTTTGATATGTTAATTAATTATGATGTTCCACCAGAAGAAGTTCCTGCTGACAAAGAGTACAATATGTTTATTAGTAAAGCAGAAGTATTAGTAGCACAAAATCTTCTTCAAGAAATAAACAGCCATACTAAAAAAGATAAGTTTGTAGTATTTCAACCTTTTGGATCTACAGCAAAAGCAGAAGGCAACTATATAATAGACGAAAGCGGCAGATCATTCGAAACTGAAGATATTATACAAATAGTTGAAGAATTAAATAAAGACTATGCTGTTATAGTGATGGGAGAAATTAAGATACCTGGCTTACCAAAGGGAGTTATTGTTCCAGAAGAAATTACTTTACTACAATGGGCAGCAATTATTCATGCTGCAGATTATTTCATAGGGTGTGATAGTGTAGGACAACATATTGCACACGCAATTGAAAAACCAGGCACTGTTGTTATTGGTAGTACTTTTCCAGAAAATACATCTTACACTAGCGGCAGTACTTTAGAGATTATTGACAATGGCGTTGGAAGAAAAATTTATTCTCCAATACGTATGACTTACGATATTAGGATCGAAAAGAATAACGAATATTTAATGAAGTTAGACGATAAAACTATTAATAAGATAATAAGCAACGTTAAAGCTAAATTAGGAACTAAGAAGACTACTTCTTAAAGGAAAATATATGTCAACACAAACAGGTTATATAGCAGGTATTGCTCGAGGACATAATGCAGGTGTGTGTCTTCTTAAAGATGGCGAGATAGTATTTGCAATTGAGGAAGAACGCCTTACTAGAGCAAAATATGACGGAACTCCTTTTGCTAGTATTATTAAAATTTTAGAGTATACTGACAAGATTGATTTCTTAGTTATATCACATACACATGCTGATGAAAACATTACAGACTACACAGCAGAAGATCCGTATACTTCATTAGCAAGAAAGATAGGACTGATTGAAGGCGGACATCCTTCTAAGAATCATCCTCAAGTTGTTGAATACTGGCAACAACATCATAGAAGTCATGCGGCTTGTGCATTTTATAGAAGTGGATTTGAAACTGCAAATGTTATCATTGTTGACGGCGCTGGTACATATGCTACTAGACATGACGGACAAACAATGTGGGAAGTTGAAAGTGCATATCATGCATCATACCCAAATAACTTTGTTGAATTATATAAACACTTTGGTGGTAATGGACCTTGGTTAACTGAACACCACAATGAAGGTATAGAAGTATTAGTAGATGACAAGGCTGGTATAGTTAAAGCATATGAAGCTGTTACACAGTTTTGTGGTTGGCATAGTATCGAAGCAGGAAAGACTATGGGATTATTTCCTTATGGTGAGCCAAATAAAGCACCAAAAATTTATGACAGTATTAGTGGAAATAGAGATGTCATAATGCCTACATATCCAAATGGTGCTAAAGTAAATGATGCACTATATCCAGAGTTATGTGATCGAGTACAAGATCCTAATGAGCTTTTATCAAATATAGACGACAATACTTCAGACGAAGAAATACAACGAATTGAAGACTTGCTTAATAGTGAAGATTTAACATTATTACAGTCAAGAAGAAATATGGCATATAATGTGCAAACAGAATCTCAGCAACTAGTACTTGATTTAATATTAAAGACGATTGAAAAAACAGGTAATAAAAATATAGTAATAAGTGGAGGCTACGGACTTAACTGTGTAGCAAACTATTTTTATCTAAAGCATTTGCCAGCGGATGTTAAATTATATGTTGAACCTATTTCAACTGATGCAGGTACAGCAATGGGAGCCGCATTATATCATTACCATTTGCTCACACAGGATGACAGAGTTAGACCTAAAAACGAAAACTTATTTTTAGGTCCTATACAAAGTATTACAGAAGAAGAAATTGTAGAATGTGCTACTAGGTATAATGGTATTGTAGAGTATAACGTTGATTATAAACAAGTCATTGATACTATTAGAAACAAAAACATTGTAGCACTTTACCAAGAACGCTGTGAAAATGGACCTAGAGCATTAGGTAATAGAAGTCTAATGTTTGATGCTACAATGCCAGACGGTAAAGACTTTGTTAATTTAATTAAGAAAAGAGAATACTTTAGACCTTTTGCTGCATCAGTACTACAAGAAGATGTACATGATTGGTTTGATCTGCGCGGCATGGAAGATTCGCCTAGTATGATGTATGCTGTAAATTGTCAGCCAGGCGTTCAAGAAAAGATACCAGCTGTTATTCATGTAGACGGTACATGCCGTATTCAAACTGTTACTAAAGAACAAAATGAACATTGGTATAACTTAATCAATGAGTTTAAATCACAAACAGGTGTACCAGCATTGTTTAATACATCATTTAATTTAGGTGGCGAACCATTAGTCGAAACAATAGATGATGCAATGCGTACATTATATAATTCAGGAATTAATTATATATATTTTCCTAAAACACAGATGTTAGTAAAGGTTGAACACAATGCTAGAGCCTAAAATAGAAGGTCAAATACTTCCATTATTTGAAACACCATTATATACACATAAGCTAGAAGATGGTGAACTTGAACATGCACAATACGATGCTAATCGTGTAGTTGATAAATTATACAAAGAAGATGCCTGGGGACAAAATCCATCCTGGCAGTCTAGTGAACAACAATTATCTAATAAAGGTGATTTTAGCAATTGTCTAATAGAGACTGAAAAGATGGTACATATAAAACAGTCTATTTTACATCATTGTGGAAACTATATGCAACATATGAATGTAGGTGAACGTTATCGTCCTGCAATTATGTCATCTTGGCTAACACTAACTACTACAGGATTGTATTCTCATATACACGACCACGGCGTTAGTCATATTAGTGGAGTGTACTGGGTTAAAACTAACGGCGAAGATGGCAATATAGTTTTTAGAAATGCTAATAAAGCATTGAAGTGTAACCCAATTGGAGCATCGTTTGCCCACGAACAACAATTTCAACCTGAAGAAGGAAGAATAGTAATGTGGCCTGGCTTTTTAGATCATGGTGTAAATGAAAACAAAACTGATAATCATCGTATCAGTTTGTCATTTAATATAGTATTAGAAACTGGCGTTACACATACTTAGATTCTAACCAATTAGCGAACGATAAAAGATCGTCAAATACAATAGTTTTTTTCTTTATCTTTTGATTAGTAAATTTATTAAGTTCTTTAATAGTTTGTTCGCCGTAACCTGTGCGTACTAGTACAGGTCTTGCACCCATTTTAAATGCTGCTTTAAGATCAGATATTTTATCACCAACATAGTATCCTTGTTTAAATTTAATATGTTTAACTTCGTTCTCACATCGTTTAAACATACCAGTATTGGGCTTTGCATACATGTCGCTGCGCAAACTACTTTCGCTATAAAATAATGCATCAATAGTTGGACATCCTGCTTGTGCTAAAAGATCAAACATATGATTGTGAACAGCTTCAACGTCATCTGAAGTATACAATCCTTTTGAAATTCCACCTTGATTTGTAATCACAACAATTTTATGACCTAAGTATCGTAGCTTTGTAATAGCATGTAGGCTACCTTCAATAGGTTCAAAGTCTTCTGGGCGATATGTGTAAGTGCCTCTATCAACATTAATAACACCATCTCTATCTAAACCAATAACACACCTAGGTGCAATGTTAGTGTTATCATATGCTGGCACTGTTTTTGTTTCTGGCACATCGTCGTGTGTATCAGACCAAGAAATTTTATAATCACTCATTTGTTGATACTTGACTATCACCAGGACCAATGCGGAAGTTATCTTCTACACTATCAGCTGTACTTACTTCGGTAATGCTTGATTCGTCTGCCATTGCTACTAACTGATGCGGCATTAATGGAGGGTTATGCCATACATCACCTTCATTAAGTTCTTTTTCATATAGCATTGAGTCTTTAGTATCAATATAGCGTACTTTAAATTTTCCACTATTTACAAACCAAGTTTCGTCTTTTTCTTTATGAAAGTGCATACTTGTTTTATTACCGTTTTTGTTAAAGAACATAATTTTACCACAGTAATCATTAGTAGTAGCCCAGATAAGTTCGTATCCCCATCCTTTTTGTACTGCACCACTTAATCTTGTAGGTTCTGTTTTATTATCCATTTATAAATTCCTTTGGAGTTGTAAAGTTTATGTTTACTATGTTACTTAATTTTTTTATGTCTGCACATGTGTATTCTTGATACTGTCCTTTAAGTGCTTCGGGCATCGGAATGTATTTGATATTAGCATTAAATCTTTTAGCTACTAGTTCAGCAATAGTTTGAAAACTTGTTGCAACACCAGTACCAATATTAAATATGCCTGCTTCTGTTGTTGTTAGCATGTAGCGATGTATGTTACAACAATCACCTACATATATAAAATCACGTTTATAATTATCACTGTTTTCAAATAACGTAATAGTACCAGTCTTTGCCTGCTTAAAAAATTTAGTTATTGGACTTGCTTGATCGCCTTTGTGATCTTCAAATTGACCATATACATTAAAGTATCTAAAACCTTGTACAATAATTTTATGTTCTTGTTGCATTACCCAACGATCGAATAGATACTTACTTGTTGCATAATAACTTTGCGGTTGTTTTGGAGCATCTTCATTAAAGTCAGTGTTAGTACCATATACACTAGCACTACTAGCATATTGGAAGTTTACGCCATTAAGATTGCATTGATTAAATAACCATTTTGAAAATTCATAGTTTTGTAACATAACCTTATCTACATCACGCTCAGTAGTTGAACTAATTGCACCTAAGTGTATTACCCAATCATAACCACTTACATCTGGTAAAGATTCGGGGTTCCATTCGTAACCAAATAGATCGTTTTCTTTATCAAGAAACGGTGCTAAGTTTTTACCAACGAATCCTTCATGCCCTGTTATTAATATTTTCATTACTTGCTTCTATTATAT